TCCCACTCAAGACAGACTGCCATCGACCCACCCGTCAACGTCGAGCCGCGCCCATTCGCACAACTCCGACCACCCTTCCGGCACGATGGCGCCGACGATACGATCCGACGCCGGCCGCCGCAAGAACCGCACGACCTCGACCGTTGACCAACCGCAACGACCCGTCAGGAACCCGACGAGCCCGCCGACCTGCTGCCGTGCAACTTCCAGCGCCCGACCGAGCACAACCTCCGACGCCCGCTTCACCCGCTCCGGACGCGCTGCAGCCGCACCGACGAGCCCATCCAACCACTTGTAGCTGCCGGCAAAGAACGCCTCGCCGTCAACGATGGCGCCGAGCGGGAGCTCGACCGTTTTCGCAAGCAGTTCGACCTCGACCCGCACCCAAGGAGAGCCGACCGCGCCCAACTGGCGCCCTTTCTCATACACGCGCAAGAACTTGTCATTGCCGCGCCGACCGACGTAGAGCGTGCGGCCGGTCCCGTTGCCCAAGTCATCGACGAGCTTCGCAGTCGGCCGGCGGCCCCGGCCGTTGAACTCCCCGGCAAAGTAGGCCCGCGTGGCTTGTTCGATCGTCACGGATTCGGTATCGAGCGCGAGATCCAACCTTGTGAGCTTGCCGGCATTGACTTCGGCGAAGGCGATAACCTCGGCCCAACTCCGGACGATCTCGCACCCGACCCCCGAAACCTCGAGCATCGCGCGGCCCCGCTGCGATTCGCCACCCCACGCGACACGCGCGAGGCTACGGCCGAGCCCGACGTAATCCGCCGACCACGCAAAACCCAACATCCCCGACTTGCGAGGCACAAGCGATACCTGCGCGCCGAACGCCGCACACAGAACGCGGCCCAGTTGATCGAGCGCATCCTCCGAGCCTTCGAACGAAATGCGAACCCAATCGGGCCGGACACGATCAGCCCGCCGGCGCTGGAACTCCGCGAGGGCGGCCGGGACTTTAGCCCCGTGATTACACACGGGGGCGGTCATAGGACCTCCACGACGACGACCGAGGCGCCCCACCGCAAGAGCGAATCCCGCACGCGATAGGCAGCCGAGAGGGACGACACGACACGGACCGCAAGCTGCACGCCCTGAGCGTCATAGGCCGCCACGTTCCAGAAAAGGCGAGGGGTCCGAACCGGACCGGTTACGGACCCCCCTGTGCGCTGGCACATGATGCTGGCGCCTATTTCGCCGCCGGAACCAGCTTCGGAGCGAGGGAAAGGCGGCCGCTCCGATCAACGTAGATCGACGCGGGCGCCAGCAAGTAGAGCCCCGGCGCCGGCACGGGGTCGGAATCGTTCAGGAAGAACTCGCACCGCGACGGGTGCGCGTGAGGCTTGCCCTGTGGGTCGAGCGTGAACGCATACGCCTCGCACATCCGAAAGGACTTGCCAGCCTTCGACGTGAAAGACCGAACGGCATCGGCCGGGATTTCAACTTTGATCATAGTGGCGCTCCGAAGTGAGCCGGGACAACCGGCAGCCCGATAATCCGAGAGGCGACCGAGCGCGAGCAATACCCGAAACGGATGATGTTGCGGCCCCGCGACGGCGCGCAATGTCGCCGGGGCCGGTCGGCGGCCCCGCCCCTACGGGGTACGCGACAGCATTGCGGCCGAACAGCATTGCGCCCCGCCGGCCCCGATGGTTTGGCAATGGGACGAGGCGGGGTCAGCGGCTACGCAGGAAGTCGCGGAGCAGCCGGTTGACGACGCGAAACACGGTGGCGCGGAACGTCATCGAGGGCAGCAGGAGGCGAAGTAGCTTCGGCATTGGGCTCTACGGCTGGCGAGGAAGGCGCAGGAGGCGTTAACGGCGCGAGGGAGGCACTCCCACCCCCGGCGGGGGCGGCAACCGCTTGCAGCGGTTGCTCGCCCCAATCCTTGAAGAATCCCGACGACGCGAAGTTCCGGCAAAGATCGTCGGCCACGTCGAGCCGAGTGCCTTGTTGCGAGTAGCACCGGCAACGGCTGGCCGTCGAGATGCAGACCGCCGGAAACGGCGCATCGGTCGGTTCCGTCAACTTGTCGTAACGCGGCGCCGAGTACGCAAGACCAGCGATCCGCGGTTGCCGATCCGCGAGCCAATTCGCGGCCTGTTGCGAAGGCGTCAAATTGTCCGCTTTCCCGCCTGGGGCAGCCTTGACGAGCTTCCCGGCATCAACCGTCGCCGGAGTTGTCGCCGAGCTCCCGCCCCACGAACTGAGCCCCCGCCACGCGACGTAACCGAGCCCGACAACCAGCACCGGCAGCACCGCGAGCACCCACACGGCACGAGGCAACCGCACCTTGTGTGTGTGCACCTCCGCCGACTTGTACCAACTGAAGGCGTCCGCCGGATACGGAACGAGCGCCCGTTCGGAATCGTCGCGCGACTGCGGATCTTCCTTGACCTCGCCCCATTGGTGCCGCGTGACCGCCTTCGCCCCGAACGCCCGAACGAAATGCACGTGCTGACCGACCAGCCGCCGGACGTTAGCGTCAACCAGCTTCGGGTGTTGCGTGACGATGTAAAGATCCAGACCGCGATGCCGATGCGTTTCCAACGCCGCGACGTACTCCGGCACCTGTGACGCATGATGACGCGGCCGGAAGATCCGTTGCGCTTCGTCGATAACGATGATCGACCCATCCGGCACAGACACCCAATCGTCGCCCTTGTCGAGCTCGATCCACGGCAACCGAAGATCCGCAACGCCGGAGTAGTACACCGGCCGATTCTCCGCCTCGGCCCGCCGCTTGACCTCGACCAGCGTGCACAGAGTCTTACCCGCCCCCGGCAAGCCTGTGTGGAGATGAATCACACGGTCCCCTTCATCGTGACCCGCGTCAACACCCCTTGCGTGGTCCGCAACGCTAGGACTGCCATGTAAGACGAGAAGATCAACGTCAAGCCTTCGTCAACGCGCGTCAGCGATAGAACGTCAATCACAACCCCCGGCAGACCTGAGAACCGAGCGATAGCCGCATCCCGCAGCGACGCGAGCGCAACATCGACGCCGGCATACGTGACGAACCCGATACCCAAAGCGAACAGGATGCGCGGGACAAGACCTTGCAACAACGTCGCAAGACCGCCGAGCAACCAGACAATCGCGGCCGGCATTACGCAGTGACCCCGCGGCTAACGATCCCGAACGAAATCAGCCCGCAGACCGCAAGGAAAGCGAGCCCCGCCGCTTGCAAGTAGACGCAGAGCGACGAGAACGGAATCACGAACGAGTAACCGTGCACGTCATAGGTCGCATCGGCCAGGCACCCGCCGCCGAGGAACGTGCTCGACGTGATGCTGGCGAGGGAGCCTTCGGTTGTTAGCTGAGCCTTATCGAAATTGCGAGACGTATCGAACTCGCCCTCGGCATCCTCGCGGCTGAACGTTCCCTTGTCCGTCAGCAATTCGCAGTTCCGCTTGTGTTGCTCCAACGCCATCGCGCATTGGACCGCATCGCCGTCGCAACTGAACGAGGGACACGCACCGCCGAACGACGATTCCGTGCCTTCGCCGTCACCGTCCCCGCTGCCGTTGCCACCCTTGCCGGCCGTCGTCTCGGTTCCCGTTTCCGTCGTCGTCCCCGTGGTGTTGCCCTGTGCGTCCTTCGTCACCGTCGTGGTGTTTGTCGTGATCGTCGTCGTGCACACGTCGCCGTCACACGTCGTTTTTTCCGTCGTCGTCGTCGTCGTCGTTTCCGTCGTCCCGTCCGGATTCGTTTTCGTCGTCGTCGTCGTTGTCGGTGGTTTGTCCGTGATCGTCGAGCCCGCGGTAACGCAGACGCTTGTGCCGTTGATCGTCCCCCGTATCTGGCCGGCCGGACAGGCAGGATCGTCCCCCGGCGTGTTGTCAGTCTGCGAAGCCGTGCACGTCGCGCCCGTTAGCACCGTGCCCGAATACTCGATCTGGGTCCCGTTCCAGCCTGCCGCATCGACCCGCACCGCACAACCCGCCGTGTTTGAGCCAGTGCGCCCGCAGAGCGTGGCCGGCATCGAGCTCGGCTTCGTCGTCGAGGGAACCGTCGCAGACCAATACGCCGTTTCCGCGAGCCCGCCACCGTCCGGCACATACACCTGGGTCCCGGTCGGACAAGTACACCCAGACTCCCCCGCCACTTGAGGCTTCGGACATTGAATAGGCCGGCGGCAGCGCGATGTGTCGCCGGGGTCAACTTCCCAAGGAGGAGTAGCGGTAGGACAGACCAGCACGTAGCACACGCCGCCCGACTCGACCGACCCCGTAGGACACGCCTGTATCGTCCGCGTCGGCGCCGGACCATTCTTCGCATCACCACCGGCCCCTGCCATCGTGCTCGGCCAGTACCAACCACCACCGAGCCCGTAGGTGTTGGAGTACGGTTGACACATACACATCGGACAGCCGGCCGCACCGCACCCGCCGCCCGCATCGCAATTTATGTTGCCGTTCCACGAGCCCCACCGCGAGCAACTCTGAGAAGTCAGACTGCTCGACCATTCATAGACCGCACCAACGTCCGGGATGAACCGCCACCGATAGACAGCAGTTTCCGTCGTATTGACCTTCGGAGTTGTTCCCGTGCCTTGAACCTTGGCCGTGTAGTCATACGCGACCGCGCGAGCGAGACGAGGCGCAAGCATCGCAAGGAGCGATGCAGCCATGAAGAACGCGAAGCCTAGTCGGCGAAGATGATCCACAACGCACCGACAAAGGCGACGAGCAACCAGAACCCCACGAGACACCCCCAGCAAGCGAGAACAGGGACCGGCCGAAGCCGGTCCCCCAGGTGCGCTACATCGCGCGACGCACCCACTTGAACGCCTTGATGCCGACGATCAGCAGCAAGACCGCGCCGCCGATAGCGACGACGGACGCAGACTGCGCGCCGATGTCGGTCACGACGTCGGCCACGTCAACGGCAGCGGCGAAAGCCGGCGCAGCCGAGGCGGCCAGAGCGAGAGGAAGCAGACGCTTGAACATGATCAAGACTCCCACAGTTGCCGCCTCAATAGCTTGAGCACGAACGCGAGCGACCACAACGCCGCAAACGCCGCAGCGAGCGAGCCCGCGCCCGCAAGATCGAGTGCAAAGGGAGAGGCGACCACCTCCGCACCCGACTGGAGAACCAACGAACAAGATTCGAACGTCGCCGGTTGCGGATCGACCGCCACCAGCGCCCCGCCCGTGTCCCACTCAAGACAGACTGCCATCGACCCACCCGTCAACGTCGAGCCGCGCCCATTCGCACAACTCCGACCACCCTTCCGGCACGATGGCGCCGACGATACGATCCGACGCCGGCCGCCGC